GCTGTTGCGCAAGATCGCTGAGAGCGACGGCGAAGATGCAGTCGAGGAATATCAGCGCGAAGTTGACCGCGTGATGGCGCTCGTACCAGCATGATTACGATCTGGACGATCTATCAATCTCCGAGCGATTACCCTGATCGTTGGGTGTTACGAGCATTCGACGTTCCCGGCGGTCCTCGACAAGAATGCGTGGTGTGCGACACGCTAGATCAGGTGCGAGCTTGCGTCCCGCCCGGTTTGTTTCGCTTGTCTCGCATGCCGAACGATGAACCGCAAATCTATGAGACGTGGTTATGAAATTCGTAACCATCGACGCGCATAAGGCGAAGGTTGAAACCGTCGAGGCGGCATCACCGCAGGAAGTCTACGCGCGAGTCGGCCTCAATCCAGGCGCTGTCGATCATGGCGTGGTGCATCCGGGCGTCGCCATCGTGGTCTATCAATATTGCCTATTCATACCAGTGGAAGAACAGCGCTGGTTTGCCGTCGGTCGCCAGCTATTCGGCGGTACGGCGGTACTCTATGGCTTCGATGCATCCGGAGAGAAACTGTCGATCTGAAAGAGCCGCCACCGGTCCTGTTCTTTCGCGATTGTGTTGAAGTCGAGCGCGCGATTCAGAACGGCGTCATCGACCGGCCGCGCACGGCGGTCAACGATCAAGTGCTCTGGCAATGGCCACAACAGAGATAGGTGCGAACGTGACCGAATATATTTGTCGCATCTGTGAAGGTAAGGGATACCGCGAAGCAAACGTGTGGACGGACGCGCGCTATTATTCATCTAATCCTTCCGCTACACGTGTCGTTTGTTATGCATGCGACGGAACAGGTCGAACGATGACAGAACGATTAGGCGATGCGCCGATCCAGCCGGAATTTCGTGAAAAGATGAATGCGCTGGCGCGGGCGCTCGATGACATTCTTAATGGACCGGCGATGGGGAAGGACCGCAAAAACGGCTTTGTCCTGATCGTCTTTCCATTCGAGGAAGCGGAGAAGGCGAAAGCCGGTGACACTGGCCGCGCCAATTACATTTCAAATGCCAGACGTGAGGATGTCGTCGTGATGCTACGCGAACAATTGCGAAGATTTGAGGGTGCGCCGGAAGTGACGGGGCGAGCATGAATCGACAGTGTGGCGGATGTCAGCTTTGTTGCCGACTCGTGCCGGTGAAGTCGCTCGGCAAGCCCGCTGGCCAACGCTGCCAGCATCAGCGCTTCAATAAAGGCTGTGCTATCTATGCGACGCGGCCAATAGATTGCCGCCTATGGTCGTGCGCGTGGCTCACTGATCCTATCGCAAGCTCGCTGTCGCGACCGGATCACTGCGGCTACGTGATCGACGCCATGCTCGATTTCGTCCAGCAAGAGCGGCCGGATGGGACGATGGCAGACTTCATCTGCGCCCAAATATGGATCGATCCCAAGCGGCCGGACGCGCACCGCGACCCGAAGCTGCGGGCCTATCTGCGGGCCAAGAACCTGCCCGCCCTGGTCCGTTTCAACAGCGATCAGGCGCTATTCCTGATCTATCACAACGACAGATGGATTGAACAACAAAGCAATCTATCGGGCCGTCCAGAGCACAGCGCGCAAGAAGTGCAGGATGCAATTCACCGCGTAATGGCGTAGACTATATGTCCGGCGCCGGGACTTTATTGCAATGCAGGAAAAGTGAAATGCGGGGAAAAGCCTTCCGAAAAGCGCTACGTCAGCGCGATCATACCAACGAATCATTTGCAAAGCTGATAAAGCGGAGCACGCGAACGATCACGCGATGGGCGACCGACGACACGCCGGTCCCGCGCGAAGTCGAGATGATACTTCAGAGTATTAAGCCAAATGACGCCAAGCGCCGCCGAAGTGAAGTTCACGGAAACGTCGGATGATCTCGTTGCCCAAATCCGGCCAATCCTCGCGGGCAAAGGTCCACTTCTGCAAGGATCGGTGATCGCCGATCTATTTGCGATCTGGCTTTCCGGTCATCCGCGCAACATGCAGGCCGACATGCTCAAGTTACAGATTGATCACATCCAGCGATTGACCGCGATGTATCGCGAGCGGCATTGACCATGAGATACTTCGGTGACTAAGCTGACCGATAAGCTACGTGTACGCGGATGGGAGTTCTACTATACCGGACCCAACGGCGGCATGTGGCTGCTGTTTGACAAGACGACCGATAAACTAATCGCGCGTCAAGGTGATATTGTTTGGTTGTATGACATTCAAGAGATTACGAAAGATGACACCAAGATGGCGCTCCGTGGCGATCTGCGATGAGTGCTGGCGCAAAGCAGAGAGCGACCGCGAGCCGGGCCGTATGCGCGAACCCGACGAAGAACGCTGCCATGACTGCGGGCAGGAAACATGGTCGGGCATCTACGTGCGACGGCTGAGCGCGTCATGACTCCTGTTCCAGCTTGAACGCGCATTCGACGCAGATGCGCTTCGGCTTGCGTGGCGCATGCCAGCGATACATCACCGTCACGCCGCACTTGCAACAGACGCCTTTGAGATTGTCATCGAACGGCGAAGGCGTATCCCACGGTGCGCAAACGAGATAATCAGATTTCTCGGCTTCGTCATCGCTGATGACGCGGATTTTTTTTGAGTAATTCATTCCTGTCAATCATTCTCTAAGGTCCGGCAACATTCGCAGCATCGATGCGTGCTCATTCCGAGATAGACCCATCCTTCCAGCATAGCGCTGTGCCATGCATCAAATAAGTCGAGTCCGGCATCAGTTTCAAAAACTTCATCGCAATCGTCGCAAATAAAGATGATGCGATCATGCTGACGATCAACAGCCATGTTCCAAAGCTCGCCGCCTTTTTTCCAGCCATAAACTACGCAATGCAACTCCGCGCTCGGTCACGCGATAGCTCGCTGGACCATATGAGATGATTTCGATAAGGCCATCCCGCAAGAGCATTCGCAGCGTGCGACGGTTGTTATGGTTCCATTGCGTCGGCTCATCAATGAGAAAGCCACTCAACATATTGGCTTGAGTATCGGTCAGCCGCCACATTTTGCGTCGCCGGGTGCGCGGCAGATCAGCAAAAAGCATAAGCTGTTTCAAACGGCGAGCCCCAAGGCCATTGCCAAAAATGCAATCAAGGTGAGCCACCAGCCGAGTGCGATCCCGTCGATGACACTTTCGATAAACAGCGTGAAATACTTCACGACCGAGCGATCAGCCGTTGTCGAGCATCATCAGCGACGCGGCGCAATTGGTCGGCATACTCCACGATATTGGCCAAGCATTCTTCCAGTTTGAGCCGTTCTTCGCTGATCAGGTCAGTGTAGTGTTTCACCAAGTCTGCCGGGTTATGCATGCGCTTATCGACCATTGCCGTTCTCCCATTCTAACCGTCCGGCGATCTCTTGGACTTGGCGCTGAAATTTGCGCGCCTTGTAAAGCATCCAAAGCTGGAATAGCGGACCAGGAAGATAGCGCAGGATCAGCACGCGAATTTTTCTCACCATCGCCGTCCACCAACCGTGACGTTTGCTTTGAACAGCCCGCACTCACCGATGAGATTCAACGCATCATCAATCGTCGTTGCGACATGATAAGCGGCGCCGATCCGCCGGACCGAGCACGCAAAGGCGTTCTGCACGTCCGTGCATTTGCGGCCGGGCAGTTTCAGTTCCAGAAACATCATCCGTAGCTGACCATCGTTCCAGAAGAATTCGAGATCAGCTGAGCCAGCCAAGACACCCATGGCCTTGAGCTTGGCCGCCGTCCGGGGATCGCGATGTTCGCCGTTGGGGCAGTGCCGATAAATCACATCCGGTCTGATTGCCCATCGCAGCATGGAAACCAGCGGGATATGCAGCGACCGAAGCTCGCTTTCGTCAGTCTTGACGATTCTAAAACGACCAGTAAGTAAATCTTTTTGCTGCGGAATTTCTGAGGTTTCACGTGACGCCCGCTTATAGCCGCGCCCGCCGGTCGAAACCCGCCGATAGCCCTTCATCGAATGACCCGCCTGCGCCAGACCGAAAGCCGGTCGTTCATGTATGGCCATGCCGGAAGCTTCACGTTCTCGACATGCTTGAATGCGGCGTCGCGATATGCCCACGTCGTTTCTTCCGAACAGGCATCTTCCTCGATCACGATCAATCGTTGCCCAATGCGCATTGCCCGCATGGCTTGGCGAAACCACGTCGCATTCAAGCTTGGCCAGGAACAGAACACCGTGCGGTCCGGATATCGCCGAACGGCGGTCTTGCCCTCCAAACGCAATTGTGCCGGATCATAACGACCGTTTTCGAAGCAATATTCATCATAGGCCGGATTACTGCCGATGACATCAATTCCATGGTGGCGCATCAGCGCAGTCAGATAACCAGTGCCAGCACCGATTTCCAGAATCGGCTGATAGCGCGCAAGCGCGCCGAGTAATTCGCGACATGGAATGGCAAAGCCGAATTCTAGGATTGCTTCATCGCGTAGTGCACCTATCGCCATTCTGCGCTCGAACGACGAATGGTCATGATGCCCCATGTCCCAGGCGATTCGATACATCAAAAACTCCTTGCCCCAACTGGCCAGGATTTCATCGTGCGTTGGTATCGGCTCACCCGCCAGCCAGCGCCGCATGCTACCAAGAATAAGTTCACGGTCGCGCGGATCGACAAGCTCGCTCACCGTTGCGGCCTCTTGTCTGACGGATATAAATCAGGGCGCAGCTTGGCGCGATTGATACCGGTGATCTTTTCCACAGCAATCACTCGCATATGTGGCACCTTATCCCATGCGCTGACCGATTGATGCGAGAGCTTGAGCGCGCGTGCCAATGCGACAACGCCGCCAGCCGCGCGAATCGCCTCTTCGAGCCCGTCTTTCATAGAAAGAACTTGTTAACAGTACCTTCGGAAAACCGCAATGCTAACTTGCGCAGCCTTTGCCTGCGGGATAGCATGCCGAATCATGGCGAACTGGTTGCGCTGGCCACTGTGCTGGATATTGGGACACCGCGAGGATTGGAAATTGGTGCGTGGCCAGCCACGTGGCGGATTATGGAAGGCGACATGCAGTCGTTGTGGTCATGTGGAATATGCGAGTTGATAATGGCGACGGATCAAGAAATAGAAATAGCGGCAAGAGCGTTATGTCGGGCGCGTAATCTTAATCCCGATATCATTGGATTAGATGGCAAGACGCCAATTTGGGCCGGGCCACTCAAAGATCAAGCTCGTTTGGTTCTAGAAACCGTCGAAGCGTTCCGACGAAAAGAGAGAGGCACCGAATGAAAGCCACCATCGAAGTTAAAGATAAAGCCGAGCGCGAGGCCATTCGTGCCGGTATGGCTGATCCGGCGGTGCGCGCGTTCGTCGTCGTCATGGGAGCGCTCGCGCAGCTACCGTCCGACCGGGCGCGATCTCGTGTCATGCAATTCGTGCGCGATCATTTCGATGAGCAAGACACAAAGCAGGACTCGAAGTGAGCAAGAAGCTTCCAAAACAAATCTTGGTCTATGTGAGCGATCACGTAGACGATCAACCGGTCTATGCGGTTGCTAATGGCGTCGAAGAAATTCCCGAAGATGTAGACGGAGAAGAAGTTGGCGTCTATGCGCTTACTCACGTTCGTCAATTTCGGATGGTCCGAGAACTGAAATGAAGACGCACGAAGTCAAATCGTGGCCGGAATTTTTCGAGGCTGTCGCCGCTGGCGTTAAATCATTCGAGTTGCGCAAGAACGACCGTCATTATCAGCCCGGCGATATTCTCGTCCTCAAAGAATGGAATCCGAACACACAAGAATATACCGGGCGCCAACTGCGCAAGCGGATCAACTACGTGTTCGAGGGCGCGGGCAGTGTCGGGACCATCGCGCCGTTGCGTGGGCTCTCGCAAGGCTATGCCATTCTGCAATTGATGGACACGACCGCTTGATCGAAACCCGCCGGATCACATCGCGCGACGAATGGCTGGCATGGCGGCAAGCCGATGTGACGGCGAGCGACGTTGCGCCAGTGCTCGGCCTGCATCCTACCCGCACGGCTATGCGCGTGTGGGCAGAGAAAACCGGACTGATCTCGCCGGAACCGCAGACTGAATTCTTGGAGTATCGATTGGCCCTGGAAGCCGCCGCCATCGATTGGCTCAAGATGAAGCGCCCGCGATGGACGATCAGGCGCGGCGGCGTCTATGTGCGCGATCCCGATCTGCGGCTCGGTGCAACGCCAGATGCGATGGCCGTCGATCCAGACCGGCCGGGCATCGGGATCATCGAATGCAAGTCAGTCGTGCGCCATGTCTTTGAACGCGATTGGCAACAGCGTGACGGGATCGCCGAAGCGCCGATCTTCCATCAGCTTCAAGCGCTGACCGGCGCCATGCTGACCGGCGCGTCATGGGCGATGGTCGTCGCCCTAATCCTTGACAATGCCGGGACCGGCGGATTGGCACTGGCACCGATGGATCGCCATGAAGGCGCCGAGAGCCGCATCCGCGATGGCGTGGCCCGCTTTTGGGCGCTGACCGAAGCCGGGCACTCGCCCCCGATCAGCTATGAGCGCGACACCGACGTGCTCGCGGCATTATTTCCCAAGGCGCTGATCAAGGAACCGCCGCTCGATCTATCGCAAGACAACCGTTTGCCGGACATCTTGCAAGAGCGAAAGAACGCCAAAGCAATGATCCGTTCGGCAGAGAAGAAATGCAAGACCATCGACGCCGAGATCATGGAAAAGATGACGACGCATGAATGCGGGACGCTCCCCGGCTACCGTATCTTTTGGAAGACGCAGCGGCGCAAGGAACATATCGTCCCTGAGTGGGAAGGCCGCGTACTCAGAGTAATTTCGACCAAGCAGCAAACGACAGAGGATGGAAATGACTGATCAAAATATCGAACCGCGCGGAAATTTGCTCGATGCATTTGCGCGCGTTGAGGATGAGAAAGTCAACAGCGGCGGCGGGTTACCAACCGTCACCATGACCGCGCCGCCAGATCGCATCATTGGCGCGCAGAAAGTCGCGGTGTTGCGTAATGAGCGCACTGTATTGGAAAAGCTCAAAGTGCTCGCGGCGCAGGCCGGAAGCGATTGGTATTACCGTTTCCCGGTGAAGGGCAAAGGCGGCACCACGCAGTTTGTAGAAGGGCCGTCAATTAAACTGGCGAACGATCTCGCCCGCATCTACGGCAATGTAGAGATCGATACAAGAGTGATGGACCTTGGCGATAGTTGGATTTTCTATTGCAGGTTCACTGATCTGGAAAGCGGCTTCTCGATGACGCGGCCATTTCAACAGCGCAAGGGCCAGCGCGGCATGCGGACCGGCGATGATCGTGGCCTCGATATCGCGTTCCAGATCGGGACCAGCAAGGCAATCCGCAACGTCGTGGTGAATTCGCTGCAAACGTTCGCTGACTTCGCCTTCGATGAAGCACGCAATTCGCTGGTCGAGAAAATCGGCAAGGATATCGACCGTTACAAGACGCGTGTGATCGAACGGCTCGATCAAATGAAGATCGATTTGCAACGTGTCGAGCGGGTGCTGGCACGGTCGAAGAAAGAGTGGACGGCGCCGGACGTGGCCAAGATCGTGGCCATGATCCAGAGCATCAATGACGGCATGGCAACGGCAG